TACTTATTTAACAGTAGAGGAGATAGAATATGAGCATAATTAAAAGTTCAGCAGATCATATCACAATAAATGCAGATGGTGCAGGGAAGAATATTCTATTTCAAGCTAATGGAGTACAGGTTGCAAGTATAAGTTCTGATGGTGATCTAGCGTGTAATAGTGTAGCTACAACAGAGACAGTAGTTGGTATAGCTGGAGAAACTATTTCAGCTGGTGAATTAGTATTCTTCTTTACTGATGGAAAAGTAATGCTGGGTGATAACAGAGAACTTGGTAAGTCTATACTCTCAGGATTTGCAACTAATGATGCAGTACTTGACGGTGCAGTTACTATACAGTCTAGTGGTTCACTTGATGAGTTTACCGGATTAACTATTGGAACTCAATACTTCTTAGGTAACACAGCAGAGTTAATAGTTAAGGGATCTATTGCCACATCTGAGTATATTGTTTCAGCTGGTGTTGCTATATCAGCTACTGAATTAGATGTAAGTATTGGCCTACCAGAACCTACAGTAAATCAAGGATCTCAATTAGCAATAGGTGATTTTCTACAGGCAGCTACATCGGGAGATAGATCGGCAGAAGGCTTAAAACAAATAGCCTTTGACAATGCAATTAGTACAGCTAATTTTCCTATATTATGGGAAAAGATAGGACATAAGTATAATGCACAGCACTTTGCAGCAGGAGATACTGATCTTTCATCGCAGGCACTATTATTTTATCCTACACCAATTCCGGGAGCTTATAACAGATCTGGTATTCCTGATATATCAGTCAGTGGTACTACTGCAACTTTACCTACAGGGTTTAGAAATGGAACTTTATTTCTGGTTAAATCTGGAACTGATCAGGCAGCTGGAACAGAACTTTTTGTAAGAAGAACAGGAGCATCAACGGTTACATATCACTCCTCAGAAGCAGGAGCAATTGCAAATACCGGAGCTATTACGGTAACCGGAGTAGGGATACTAACACAAGAAGGGATTTATCTTGATGATGCTGGTCAACAGATTACTGGTGGTGGAATAGATGTATATGGAGGAACTACAGGACCTGCGGGTGCTTTAAAATCAACAGCATTAGCTAATATTGCAACAGCTGGTGCAGGTGCTATGGGACAAACTTCTATCACGTTTGATTCTGCCGATTCACCCGATGCACGAACAACAAACGAAACAAGACCTAAAACATCTATTACTTTCGGCTATATAAAAGCAGAACATATTACAACAAGTGGAGAGCCTATTAGTGCTTTGAGGTATGATACTGAGTGGGTTGCTAATAGTGATTGGACTAATGCTAAACTATTAGTCAATCATGATCTAAATACTAGTTTAGCAGGCCTATTAGTAAAGTTTTATATTATTTTAGATACTGTAGAAGATGAAGATAAAGTAATAGAGGTTGATTTTTCTACAGATCAGGCAACCGAAACAGGGTTAATGCCGTATCAAAGAAGTCTTAACCAAATAGTTGTACAAACAGGTATAAATGGCATTTTAATAACAGAAGATGGAATAGTATCAAATACTCAAGGTAGTGGTAAGGATAGATCTATAATTAGTGATGCATATTTTTACAAAGTAGTAATAACCAAACCAAACCTAGTAGCAACATACGCAGATACAGGGTTCAGGAAAGTATACGACATAACAACTGCAACAGATGAAACTTTTACTCTGCCAGATGCAAGTACTCAGTTGACAGAATATTTTATTAAGCGAAGAGGGGCAGGAGCAGGAGTTGTTAATTTTACAACTGTTTCAAGCCAAACTATAAATGGCAATCCAGCTTCCTCTTGGGGTCTAAAAGGTGAAAGTGATATTACTTTACTTCCTGTAGGTGATAAGTGGGAAGTTAAGGATATGAATGGGTTTACTTTTCATGTTCAGGATCAGAAGGCTAGTGGAACGGCTTGTGGAGCTTTTACTGCAGGTGCTTGGAGAACAAGAGTTCTTAATACTGTTGTAGAAAATAGTATAACAGGAGCAAGTTTATCTTCTAATCAGATTACGCTCCCAGCAGGAACATATAGAGTAATAGCTTCCGCCCCAGCTCAAAAGACTGATTGGCACAAAATAAAGTTATACAACATCACAGATTCAACAGATGATATAATTGGGATAAACGCATACGGAGCCGCAGGAGCAGAAAACGTACAGACCGATGCTAAAATCATTAATGCACTTGTGACTATTGCAGGAACGAAAGTATTTGAAATACAGCACCGATGTCTCACTACAAAAACAATAAATGGTTTTGGAGTTGCTACATCTTTCGGTGTTATAGAAATATACACAGCCGTATTCATAGAGAAGATAGCATAATGTATAATACTTATAATAACACAGTAGCAGGACCTTGGATCGATGGAGCTTTAGACACGCAGTACAGGATAGAGGAGACAGACTCTTCTATCACTGTTACTTTTCAGGGGTCATGTAGCAAGCTTGACTGGCGACAGAACTTCTCTTTCTGGAAGCTTCCTTACAAGGGTATGAAACACTTGTTCTTTGTTCACGCTGGATTTGATAATAAGTATAGAGCGGTGAAGGATGATATAATGCAGGATGTTGGTGAAGCTGTAGCACTTGGTAAAAAGGTAACTGTGTCAGGTTACTCACAAGGAGCGGCACTTGCCCAGCGACACTTTGAAGATGTTTGGTATAATGTAACAAAAGATGTTGTAGGCATAGGATTTGGAACACCAATGAGTTTTAGTATTTGGGGTTCAAAGTATCTTAAAGAAAGATTTGTAAACTTCACCAGAGTAGAGAATGGAAATGACATAGTAACTAAACTAGCTGGTTGGTTGTTTGGGTATAGACATTATGGTAAAGTAATACATATAGGAAGCAAGAGAAGGTTTTGGAAGTTTAGTATTAAAGATCATACTACATATGAAGGAGTACTTGAAGGTGGAAATAAATAAGGAAGATGTTAAACAAATACTTAGTAAGCTAGATGAGATTGAAAAAGAAATAAGTGAGATAAAGCTTAATTCGAAAGAAACTTCTGGACAAATGAAAGGTAATACTGAACTGTTGAAGCTGGAGATTGTGCATATGAAGCGTGAACAACAATTAAAGGATGAGAAGCTAATTGCAGAAATTAGTCTTATAAACCACGAAGTACAGCGTAACAAAGATTCTATATCTACGCTATACAATAAAGACAGAGAGCATGCTAGTATAACTACTAAGATAAATATGGTGTTTGTTGCACTTGGTTTACTTTCTCCTGCAATCATATATGCTGTAATTCAAGGTGTTCTAATTTGGGGTAAAGTTAAAGGATTTTAAGGAGGCAACATGAGACAGCTAGTCCAGAATGATCCAGAACATAATCAAAATATACAAGATGAGGGCTGTAAGTATATTACAGCACTCAACTTTTACCAAGATATTACACAACATCAGATAACATCCGAGCTAGTAAATGCTGTGTATGTTCAAAGTCAAAGGTCGTATACTATAGACACCAAAGGAAAAGAGATACCTTATATGAGTAAGACTTGTTTTGTTAATAACATTTCAGGCATCATACAATTAGTTTCTGCCTTTACTGGTATTGAAGTTCACATGAAAGAGGTGTCCAAGAATGAGAAGCATAACTATAGGATGGCTTATTTTACTCGTACTACTGATATTGGTAGAAAGTTCGTTGGTCATTTTGTATGGGTGGCTTTGGATTCAGACAAAGTGTTAGCTGATCCTTGGCTGGGTGGCAGCAAGACTGCAAGGATTGGTACTATAGCCTCTTACAGATATGTTAAGGCTAGGTTACTATGAGTAAGCTAACAGAGTTTGGTAAGGGTGTAGACTTTTTCTTTAACAAAGTTATACCCAAGAAGTTGTTAGTAGTATGTATTGCTACTACAATTGTGTTTAAAGGAATAGATGCACCGGAAGAATATTGGTGGATACTTATGGCCTATTTTGGTGTTAATATTACAGGCAATATTGCTAAGACTATAGGTGCTAAGTTGGGGGAGAAATGAAATGGAAAAGTTTGGTTATGGTATGCTTACTGGTATTATTCTTGTTGGCCTCATCTGGTTCTTTATTGGCAGAGTCCAGCTTAGACCAATATTGGACACTACAGAAGCAATACGAACAGAAATTAAGTCAGCTCAATCAATTGGTAGTGATGTCTCAGAAGGACATAATGGAATGGAGCGAACAGTTGCCAGTCTTAGTACAAGAAGCGAAACAATTGAAAGTGGAGCTACAGGAGTTGTCAAAAGAAGCAACGAGCTTACTGAACGAAGCAACACTATTGAAGAAGGACTTAGTAGTATTAGTGAGTCAGTTAGATCAGGCGAAAAAAGATATGGACTTATTGTTGGAGTCGTTGGCCAACTCAGAGATATTACTGAAACTTTTAGAGAAACAATTGAAAGCTCAGATATGGAAGACTAATTTAGGCTTAGGTCTGGGTATTGTTTCTTTGCTAGGTCTTACATCTAAAATAGTATATGACTATATAAAAAGCCAGAAGGAATAACCCCTCTGGCTTAGTTTGTTAATTAGTAGGAAAAAGCACATGCAATATAGTATCTTTTGTGTGTGCCAAGTCCTTTGTATCCCCTACATAAAATCTAACTACCTCTACCATAGAATACTTTTCCTTAATATCAGTTATAAAATACCAAGAGTCCTGTATAGTAAGTACTAATAAGTAAGGACTAGCACTTTTGTATTTACGTGTGTAGTTGGTATACCAAGCTAGTTGACCTGGCCTCCACGGAACAGTAAACATATTTACAGGTCTTCTTGATAACTCTTTAAGTTCTATCCACCCTTGTGTATCTGCATGACTGTATATAATGTCTGGTACTCCTACACCTGTGGAAGTCTCAATATTTTGAAACATTATGTATGGAAATAGTTGCTTAAGCTTTGCACTCATTTTAGATTCAATCAAGCTATACTCCTCTTGCATTAGTTCTTATGTGCCCATTCTTAGGTGGACGACCTATCCCTATTAGTGCATTTTCCTCATCTACTCTCTTGTAGTACTCACTCACAAGATTGTATACACTTGATTGTGTTCTTCGACAATTCTCATTTGTAGGTACAACACTTATTGGTTCATCATACAGATAATTTTCTGTCTTATCAAAGTAGCTATTAACAGCAGCTATATTAGTAGTATTGAATATTTTAAGTAGTCTATGCTTCTCTATACAACCTTCTTCCTTAATTATCTTTACTGCTTCATCAAAGTGATCCTTGTGAAATGATATAGAGTTTCTTTGCTTCTTCCTTTCTAACCATTTAGCATATACTTCTTTTGCTCTATCTAGGTCACTCTCAAGTATATTTCTTCCCTTTAAGTAGCCCATAGTTCCTTTTAGCACTACTACTGTAGCTCTTGAACAGCCCAGAATACTAGCTACCTCAGATGATTTTAGTCCCTTTGAAATCACAGTTGTCTCCTTTAAAATACTACATCTTCATCAAACTCTGTATGTACAGCCTCAAACATTGGTTTGTTGTTTGCTTGTTGACTTGGTGAGGATGTCCCCCCATCTAGTAGTTGTAAAGTGCTAACCATCAAGCTTACACTGTACCTATTTTGGCCTGTTGCTTTGTCTATCCACTTGTCTTGTTTTAGCTTTGCACCTATAGCCATACGTTTACCTTGTGTTATGTACTTACCTACTCCTTCTGCAAACTTGCCAAACATAACACAGTTAAAGAAGGATACTTCATCTGCTTTATATCCATTAACTGCAATGCTAAACTTGCATATTGTAAGCCCTCCACCTGTAACAGTTACTACAGAATCTTTTGTTGCTCTTCCTATACCATTCCACATATTCATATCTTCTGACATTATACATTCTCCTCTTCATATGATTCTACTCTCTTCATTAACTCTAAACTCAACTCTGGATTGTCTAAGGTTACACTTATTGCATAAGTAAAAGCTGCATTTCTTGCATGTTGATCTTTGTCAAGTCTTAGTACGAAGTAATCTGCTATCTCTTCGGTTACACCTTCTAACTTTGTTACCTCATACTTCTTGTATAGTCCTCTAGCTTCTTCCATGTTACACTCCTAACATCTTATACAGATGTTCTTTGTTATTTACTTCTTCTACATTAGCCCAATTAGTGCCTAGTTCCATATCAGCTATTATAGGTACTCTCAATGTCATGCAAGTCTCCATAATATGCTTAGTCTCAATAAAAGCTTCCGCTGCCTCCTTTGTTCTTGGTACTGAAAAGTCCAGTTCATCATGTACAGTTAAGTGTAGATGTAGCACATCAAGTATACCTGCTTCCAACACTTTGTACATAGCAAGTTTCATTAAGTCAGCAGCAGATCCTTGAACAAGTCTGTTGTACATAGTATATGCCAAGTTAGGATCAAGAAGTCTTGCTCTTCTATTTAAGTAAGTCTTAATGTAGCCTCTCTTTTTCGCTATATGACTTACAGCGTTAATAGTACTCTTAACAAAAGGTGCATTTTCATGGTATGTATTGAGTACATTATAACAAAAGTCCAAGTCCCACTGATTCTCTTTAGCCATTTTAGTTGCTCCCATACCAAAGGCTACACCAAAGTTTACAGTCTTAGCATGTGACCTATCTAATCCTGTTAAGTCCTGTATGTACCTATGATAATCTGTGTTAGGATCATCATTGTATCTTCTTCTTACTTCGTCTGCACCATCACCCTTTGCAAAGTGAGCCATAAATCTATACTCTACCTGAGAGTAATCCAGCTTGCCCCACATACAATCTTCAAATGGAACAAAAGGCGATCTAGCTATGTTGCCATAATACGCATCTCTGGAGGGTGAAGGTATTTGTTGTAAGTTTGGTGTAGCACTAGAGAATCTACCAGACTTAGTGCCATAATCATCTGTGGATGTAGGGTAGAACTGGCAGTGTATCAAACTTCCTTTAGTTATAAACTTAGTTAGACTACCTCTTATAAAGGTCTTTAATACTTTCTCAGCTCTTCTTAAGTTTGCTAAGTCTGAACCAATCTTCATTTTTACAGGATCAGTTATAAAGTTTCCATCCACATCCTGAACAGTGCCCTTACTTATCATAATCAAGAACTCTCTCTTAACGGATGGTTGTCCATTAGGATAAGTCTTGGATGGTGCAGTATATGGATAAGGTATTCCGTTTATATCCATTATCACTGCAAGATGTTTTGTACTGTTAAAGTTAAAATCCATCCCTAACTGTGTTTGTAAATCAGAATGTGTCTTAGTTACTATTGCTTCTAGCTCATTACCACTCTTATCCCTAAGAGCACTGTCTATTCTTACACCTGTCTTCTTCATCTTTATTAAGACTCGTATAAGATCACACTCAAGTCTCATAAGTTTATTAAGTTCTTGTTCAACAAGTATAGGTTCTTGTATCTTCCATATAGCCATAGGTAGGTCAACATCCTGTATAGCATACTCCTCTACTAAGTAGTAAGGCATTTTCCATAAGTGTTTTCTTACATCACCCTTTAAGCCATTCTCAAAACAAAACTTGTCTAACTTGTCCTTTGCTTTACCTCCTCTTGAACCAAAGTATTTCTTGCCCATAAAGTCTAAGTTATAATGCCTTTGATTTTCATCAAGCAATGCTTCTGCAACTTGCATATCAATGATGTCTCCATTAACAGGTATCATTGCCCAATTCTCTAACCAGTCAATGTCATACTGTAAGTTAGCACCTATCTTGACTGCATCTGTAGACAGTGTTTGTTTAATGTACTCAAGATTCTTTACTCTTAGTTCCTCTGAACAATCATAGTGGCCTAAGTCGTAGTATCCTTTATTTCCAAACTCATCTACAAAGGACACACCTAGGATATAACCAAAGCCATTTAAGAAGTCAAGAGGTGTTGATCTGTATACACCTGAGCCCATCTCCTTCAAGGATGGGTCATACGTTTCTATATCTAAGCTTATTACTTTACTTTTGCTCATGTCTGGATAGTTATCTTTATTACTCATACCAACTCCTATAGTTTATAATGTCACTTATTTGGCTATTACTTACATTGTATTCATTTGATAAACTTGTTTGAGTACACCCTTTTTCTTTATACTTAAGTCTTATCTCCCTAACTTGAGACATATTTACTACATTGTCTGATCTATTTTGACTGTTTATGGCTCTTGTTGTCCATCTACAGTTGTCTTTATTGTATCCTTTATCATTATTTTCTCTATCAAGTTCAGCTCTTTTAAAAGGTTTTTTGCCCATGTCCTTAAAAAATTGAGTAAAGCTAACTTTCCATCCTGAGCATACCCCAATACCTCTACCTCCATACATGTGGTATCCCTCACTATTTTTATTTGTGCATCTTTGAATCATATTAGACCATGCAATATACTCAGGTGTTCTATTCATACCATGATTCTCTTGTCTTCTTCTTTTAATCTTTAATTTTAGTGGATCACCCCAATTATAGAATCTTTGATAGTGCATAGTACAGTAACCTAAAGAACGAACTGGCCTGTTGCATCCATCAACACTACATTCTTTTTGCATTATTCCACTTCCTCCATTGTTAAGTTACCAACAAAATCAAACTCATTACTATAAGGCCATTCTTCAAGATCACAATCTTCCGGACAATTTTCTGTGTGAAAATGATAATTTTCTTGACTGTCAGTTTTAGTAAACTTTGAACGGTGTGTTATTTTAGCAATGTAATCAAAACCGTTAATAGTTTCTTCTGAGTAACCCTCATCTGGATCGGATGCTTCTAAAAGCCATTTTTCAGCCTCTTCAAATGTTTTAAATGTTTCACTCTCACAATTGCACGCATAAAAAGCTACATATCTATCCTTCATTATCTCTTCTCCTTTTAGTTTAGCTTAGCTTAGCCAACTTAATATTCTATGTTCATAAAATCTAGCACCTTACCTATTTCAAGTTTACTTATACAATAATTATACATATTAGGATGTGTCTTCTTCATCCTTTGAAACCTGTTTTCAACTTTGTCTTCTTTTAAATGTATTCCAAACATACAGAAAGTGCACCCTGTTCTAGTATACCCCTTATCATATATTTCAGAATAAGGTGTGTTGTTCTTATGTATGTAGTCCCAAACATCCTTTTCTAACCAAAAACTCATAGGAGTGCTCATAGGTCTGGTTGATTCAAATGAGTTACAACCATTCTTTAAGTAAGTCATTTTCCTCATCGAACTATCTTGAGCCATAGTAGCTACTACAGGTTTAAGCTTGCTATCTTTTTCATATTTACTAAAAGGACTTTTTTTCATTACATTACAGCATTTACTTGATATCTTAAAAGGTGCATCTATCATATAATGCCACTTGAATGGTAATCTCCCATTGCCTTTATCATCACCAAATAATCTTTTCTCAACAAGAAACTCTGAATTAGAGTTTCTTATTTCATATATCTTTTGTGCATTTTCTTTAGATATAACAGGATAACCATACTTTTTTAGTACCTCTGTAAAAGACATCTTAGGTTTCAACCATACTACATTATCTATTTCTTTAATAAAACTTCTTATCTCTGGGAACTCTAAACCTGTGTCTACAAATACAGCAGTTACTTTTGGGTATAGCTTTCTAGCTATATCTAGTAACACAGTACTATCTTTGCCACCACTAAAGGATATGTATATTGCCCCATTCCAATACCTATACCATGCTTTTAGCCTTTCTTCTGTAAGTCTTATCTTTACCTCTAGGTCTAATCCTTGTCTTTGTTTTAACTGCCAAGGTTCTAAAGTTCTATCCATTATCTCTTCTCCTTTTAGCTATTTTGTAACACTCAGTACTGCAATACTTCTTTGCGTGGTGTGTAGTTTCAAACTCAGAATGGCATACTTCACAAACATGGGTTTGTGTCTCTTTCTTTATACGCCTAGTAGCATTGTACTCCACAGCACACTTAGTATTGCAGTATACTTTCTTCTTGTTGTTCGTGACAAACTCAGTCCCACAATTGGGGCACTTCTTCGTCTTGTCCTTTTTCTTGGTATAGCCATAATTGTTCCTCTCTGTTTTGATTAGTCTGCACCTATCACTGCACACCTCATGAAATGATCTATATGGCATGAATTGTTTGTTACAGATAATGCAATAATGAATAACTGAACCCATTTGGAAAAGCCTCCTACATTTATTATATGTACACATCATACGTCATTGACCTGAATGTGTTTGTATAATCAGGCATACACAAATACCTCTCAAATATAATCATTATAAGTCAATAACTTTTTAATGATTATGTCAAGCATAACTTAGTATTCTTATCTGGTTATAAGTACTTATCATAAGCTTGGTCTATTTTTCGACTTACTAATTCTTGATGGCCAAGTTTATCCTTAACAAATATCAATTCTAACTGTTCAATCATTATTTTAGCATCTGCCAACTCATCTAATAACCTAGGAGTGTTTAATTCCTCTTGAAAAAGTTTAGACAATTCTACCACGAGTTCTGAAAGTTCTTCAATGGATGCAGCAACTTGATGATATGTTCCAAGTTTATACCAGAGTGCCTTGTATACCTCCACTCTATCACTATAGTTCATTCTGTTTTACCTTCCTTACAATCTGCCTCTTTAATGAGCCTTTTCATTTGTGCATACTTCCTGTCCAAATAATTTGATCTACTATCATATTTAATTCTGTTCAGTTCTGCTAAAGCATAACCACTGAAATATACAGAACATTTAAATGTATAGAAGTTTTCATTCTCTTTTATACTCGTTGCAATCTCCATCTGTTTATTTTTAAGCCAAACTATATTTTTTACTTTCTTTTTTATTTTAGAATATTTCATTCGTTCCACCTCCAATCTTCCTCTGGTGCTGGTTGACCTGTTTGAACTATGTAGATAATTAACCTATCAGTTTTACACTTTCTATAAAAGTCAGGTACAAAATCAGATACTGCTGTAAACCATATCCAAACTAAAGCATCATCTGGATAATCTTTTCCAGTTATTCGTTTATAATCTTCTGGTGTGTAGTACTGTTGTATTGTGCCGGTAACATGACAAGTTTCACAAGGAACTGCTGTTAGTGTCATCTCATGATCATTTCTGGGAGAACGTTCACAACTGCCACCACACTCGGGACAAACTTTTTCCGTTGGGAGTATATTTGCTGATTTGTAGCCTGCCTTAAAACAATTATACATTCTAATTTCTTCTTCTTTGTCATTAAACCCATCATAATGTTTATTGAACTCTTCTTGTATTTTATTCATTTTTCACCTCTTGCTCTTATAGCTTCTGCACACATATCTCTGATATCTTCAGTATTCCCAAGACCCACAAATAAACATTCACAAACTTTTGCACAAGCTTCTCTCTCAACTTTAATGTTTAGTTCTAATTGTCTAATCTTGGCATTTTGTTCTATGTTTAGACTAGATAGTTCTTCTATTCTGCCCTTGGCCACTGAAAGTTCTGCTTGTACTTCTCTTAACTCGTTTTCACAGTTCATTGTCTACTCCTGTAATATCTGATAGTATTGTAGAGTAACTATACTTAGAGCTTGCATGTACTATGTGTAGCTTGTTCTTAGCTCTGGTGCAAGCAACATAAAGACATCTAAGCTCACTATCACTGAGGCTATACAACTGTTGGTACACAGCCTTTGTTACATCCATAAACAAAACTACATTATCTGCTTCACCACCCTTAACACCATGTATAGTACTTACTGTTACATTTGTGTCATTTATGTCAACCTTGTTCTGTATCAACTTTCTGTAGTAAAAGGACTCATCTGTATCAATGTTGAATACTTCAAACCAACTTAGCTTGTCAATGCTTTTTATATCCCTTCTTAAGAATCTCTCTACGTTGTATCTTTCTTTTGGTGCAAGCGTATCTGCTTTGTAATCTTTATAGTTGTTGATAGCCTCAACTACTTTTGGATCTACTGACAACTTTCCTTTGTGCTTGTATACCTTTACTTGTTTTCTCAGCTCAGTTGTGTACCTCTTCAAGAAGTAATTATTACGTGATAAACAGTAGTAGGACTCATCTGGATTAAACTTAAATCCTTCAAAGGTATTGTAGTACTCTATTTCACCACCCTCTTCATATGGCTGGAAGTCTTTCTCTACTCTACTGGATATTTCAGAGCTTATACTCTTAGCAAAAGCTAACAACTCAGATTTAAGTCTCCAACTTTTATCAAGAATAGTTCGCTTACCTTTTATACCTAGGAAATATGTTATATCTGCTCCACTCCACTCATATATTGCCTGATCATCATCACCTGCTATATACACCTTCTTAGCACCTGAAAATAGTGTCTCACAAACTTTCCATTGTAGTGTTGTAAGATCCTGTGCTTCATCAATTATAGCTATATCCACATCTAACTTTATTTTTTGATCCACTGCCATAGTAAGCATATCTGTGAAATCAGTCTTAAAGAACTTCTTCTTGTAGTTTGTGTAGTTAAGTGCTACGTGCTTCAACATGTTTACATCTATGTTTGTAGCATCTCTTATCTTCTTATACATCTCATAGTTATTTAACTTTAAGAAATACATATACAGAAACTTATCATCATTGTGAAAGAACTCCTCTGTGTAGTAACCTACAAAGTTCATATTCATAGCTTTAGAGAATATTCTATAATCATTCTTGCTTAGCATGTCTGCTTTCTTCATGCCCAAAGCTCTAAAGCACATCGAATGAAGAGTTCTAAAGTGAGGCAAGTCTGATTCTTCATAATCAAACTTCTCCATAGCTCTTGTTAAGCCTTCACTAGCACCTTTCTTTGTGAAAGATACAAAGGCTATTCTATCTGAGTTGTGCTCTTTAAGCTCCTTCTCTAGTATGTTAAGAAGGTATGTAGTCTTTCCACATCCGGGTGCTCCAAATATCACCTCTTTATCTTGCATCTTAAAACTCCTCTTTTTCTTCATACTCACTAAAGTCCACTTCATAGTTGTCTGGCACACTCTTGTACTCTTCATGAACCTTATCTTTTATAATTCCCATTACCCTTATTTGTTTACCTGTTTCAGTCCTAAGTACTTTAGTTAGTACTCCTATATCTCTGAGCATACCATGTACTTCACCAGAAGAGAATAGTCTAAAGTTCTTGTACTCATACAGATAAGTTACAAAGTCTTTAGTCCTAAAGTAGAATCTATCATCTCTCTGGCTAAAGTACACCCTCTTTCCGAATATCTGATCCTTTGTAGTTGCTGGTGCTCTTGCTGTTAAGAACTCATAAAAGGCATTATGGAACCTTATCTCAGGTGATGTATCATCTTCTTTGTCTACATCCTTAAACTTTATAGAGGTAAGTGCTTGGTTGACTAACTTAAACCATTCAGTTTGCTTCATCTTAAAAGGTAAGAACCTAAGTTCCCTGAAACATAGCCTTAAGAATACATCCTGTTTTATTACTTCATCTTCATTCTTAAATCTAAGTATCTTAAACTCAGCTACATCTTGGCCCTTAACTTCCCATTCATAGTAGGGTGATGCTGTCTGGTACTGAACCATGTCACCAAAGATTAGATTACTAAAGTAACCACCCATTTGGCCTATGCCATATTCTCTCTTTTGGCATACTTTCTTGTCACAAAAGTCCACACAAGGTGCAGTAGTACACATGTATGTATAGTCCTTTTTTCTTAAAGAAGACAACAAAGTTTCCTCTACCTCTTTAGTTTCAAGTGGTACTTCAAGTTCGTTGTTGATCTTCATTACAGCTTGTTCAAAGTAATTCTCATCCTTCTTTTTAAGATATACTCCGAATGAAAAAAGATAGTTGTTCCTTCCATTATTTTCACCTAGCATACTTAAAAGATATAGTGTCTGTAAGCATGGGGGTGCATCATTATAAGGCAAGTCATCTAGTAGCTCATCTAGCTCAATAATTGATGTTAACTTACTCTTCATGTGCATTAAAGCACTATTAAAGTCTAAGGCTTTACCATTAAGTATTACAGATTGTTTTGTATCCTCTGCATTGTAGTAGGGCAAGTTTATCCAATTACCCATCTGTCCCACACTTAGCTTAGTTTGCTTAGGGAATATCTCAAGTGCCTCATTTTTATGTTGTTTTACAAACAAAGTTATTCCAAGTATTCGGGATATCTTTTTTAGTCTGTCCACAGCATCCTTAGATCTTACTCTGTCTCTAAAGAACACGTATATATGCAGTCCACCTGACTTGCTATAGAAGGGTACTAAAGGAAAATTGTGCCTTTCTATAGCTTCAAGATATGGCTTAAAATCTTGGTTGTACACATCTATATCAATTACTGCAAACTTAGACATATTGTCAGCATCTATAGGTATAATACCTAGACCTTCCACCCCATTAAGGTGTTGTCTATACTCCTTTATAGTAAGTAGCTTATTCTTTATAGAGGAGTTAGTTCCTTTCTCCTTATCACCTTGCTTATTTGCGAAGGCATACATATGTCTACCATAATTAAGTGTATTGCCTACAAATAGATCTTTAAAGTTGTTTAATTGTAGCTCCGATATAGCCAAGTTAAGCTCCTAATTATTGTACATATTGAAAGTGTTCAAGTAAGCTTTTTTAAGTTTAACATCTGAACGTATAAACTTTATTACCTTAGCAAGATTGTCCATTATTTCTTTTTCGAGTGCTACAAAATCATCAACATGGTAATCAATGAAATGTATATTTATGAGAAGACCAGAGTCATTATCAAACTCATACACAATATATGTAAAGTCAGCTATGCCAGTACAGAAAGGATATACCTTGTGTTGCCATTTGCTTAAGTATGATCCTTTACCTCTGTAATTTCCAGTAGTCTTAATGTCTATAATTGGTTTGTCTTCAAAGTATACATCAAGCTTGCCATATAGTGTAAACTCTTTTTCGTCCATAAATATATTCTTCTTTGCTTTATGTTGAAAGTTACATCCTTCTGCATGTATCCTATCATAAGCTTTCTTAAACTTCTCATGAAGATCGGGTGCTACATCATCTATAGGACTTACCCCATGACATAGTTTCTTCTCATAGTCCATGCCTCTCTTTATTGCTTTGTTTGGTGGTGTCCATACTCTGTTAAGACTATTAGACAACTGTTTATATGCCCCTTTCTTGTAGCTTGCTGGACATTTGTTCAACCAGTCAATAGAATCAAACAAACTTGGTGTGATAAGTAAACCCATTATTTTTCTCCTTTAATTTATGTGCTATAGAGAGGGAAGGACTCGAACCTTCCCTGTATGCCATCCTCTCTAGTGTGCTTAAAAGTCGTCTTCACCTACGACCTGTGCAGAATGATCTTCAAGTGCTGCATAGTTAACTGTTTTGTCTGGAAGTGCCACACGTTCAGTACCAACTACAGCATACTGCTTCTCATTTATGAAGTCCTTAAATGTAAACCTGTAGCCATAAAAGTCATTTGCACCTTTGGTCTGTAGTGCAGAGTTAAGGGTATACACTAAGTAAAAAGGTTTTGCTTTAACTTGAGTTGGTTTGCCATTCTTATCTACGTCATCCATAAGATGAGTAGTCATCATTTTGTTCAGCATCTTTGCAGTTTTGATTGCTGTTGATGTGAGAGACATTATTAGTATGCCTTCTTCTTCTCTTCCAGCAATGATTGTATAGTAAGCATAGTACTCTCTAAGCTCATTACCACTTGCAGTTTTCCACTTGCCAAACACTGACTTATCTGTAGCTTCTTTTTCTGCTACTTCTGGTGTAAGGTACTGTACAAATCCTCCTCTGTCTGGCTTCCACTCAATATACATGTGCTCAAACTTTGCAATGATCACATCAATCTCTGTTCCGTAAACATCTCCAGTTACAGAGTTAAAGAACTGGCCTACTTCCAAACCTTCAATGTACTCTGGTTTGTTCTTCTTGGTCTGGGGTGTAAGATCCTGTGCCAACTTAAGAAATGGAATTGCTTTGGTAGAAGAGTTAATATCTTCAAAACCTTCCAATGTGTCTTCTGCTTCGTGAATGAAATCTAGTTTTGACTTAGCCATAATGGTGGCTCCTTATGCACTTCTCGTGCTATATATTTTAGTCTCTCATACGAGTGACTATTTTAATCCTCTATTCCTCTAAGTACTGTCTCTGCATACATCTTCACGTACCTCCAAAACTTAATACTTGCTATGTATCTAGTGCTGTATTCCTTGTTAAAGGTTTTATAGACTAATTTAAAATGTTTTAGTGTAGGTGTTATCGAAGTCATTTTATCATCCCAATCTTTTATAATTACTTTCATTTTATTGTTGCTTTCCTGATATCATATATTGATACCCACTCTGGAAGGTCTTCTCTGTCCATAACTTTAAGCAATTCTCTAAAGTACTTAGCTTTAGTTTGTGCATGTATAGACTCATCAATCTCAAAGTCAAGATCTTCTTTGAATAAGAAGTCTGTAAGACCAGACATTTGCTCAGTCTGTAAGTCTGTAAACTGGTACTTAACCTTGATGATACTCTCTTCCTTTCTGTCTCTAAGCCATTGTCTAAAGGCAATATCATCTGTTACTGTTGCAGATATATCCTCTTTAACTTTTACTTCTCTACCATCAGTAAGACTTATTTTGGACATTCCATGTGTTAAAAGAAGGTCTGGCACTAGCTTTAGTGCAATATGATTAAAGTTATCTTTAGCAAGTTTAAGAAGTTTCTCAATACGTTTCACCTCTGCTTGTGCTTCGTCATAACCCTTTATTAGATCTTCAAGACTTTGCATCTCCTTTTCAGTCATACCCTCATCTTTCTGATTTTTTAAGAAATCTGGTGTCTCTTTCATTAGTTCATCTCCTTATCTACTATTACTTGTCTTGTTACTACATCCGGCTTAATATGCCCCTTCATCTGGTTCAGTATATCATCCTGTGCTTCTGCTAAGATACCTAGTACCTCATACGCATTAAAACCATCATTGATACGTGATACTCCTAGGTCTTGCTTGCCTTTTTCACTATTCCAAAGTAGGGACACAGTTAGAGTATACTTCTTATCCTTCATTAGTCCACCTCTCTTATAGAATAAGTCTTAGGCTCCAAACAGAAAGTCTTTACTTCCTCAACAGTAAGCTCCACACCTCTTTTGTTTACTGGTAGTCTTAACTGTAGCTCTGTCATCTTCTCGGCATGACAGGCTACATGCAAAGGAAGTATACCAAATATATGCTTTCCAACTACATCCGATATCTTAGCGTATGACACATGCTTTGCATCTGGTCTTACTAAGCCCGATTCTCTCAAGTACTGTACAAGTGCTAAGTGTCTAGTTATTATTAGTTGTTCCATTCTATCCTTCCTTTTCACCATCGTCAAAAATATGATACAAGAAAGTGCCAGTATCATCCTGATGCGAGCCAGCATACTTACCACCTTTTATTGTATCTCCAGTCTCATATACCCTAACTATCCTATCTGTAGTATCTGTTGTAGGGTTAACCAGTGCTAACAACCAAGGTCTATTACGTATGGTTTGCACATTCAAAATCTTTGCTTTTACTGGCATTGATAAAACCTGCTTATCTTTAAGTTCAAGCTGATATTTCCACACCTCCATCTAATCCTCCTTACCCAATTCATTCCAAGAATAGCTACACTTATTACACACCCATAAGTACCTGTCCTCCGACATTGTTCCACTTGTCATTCTTCCATTACACTCAGGGCATGGATAAGACTCCCTTTCTGGTGGATCAGGATACAATATGGCTGGTACATTAAACTTCATCTAATCCTCCAATATCTCTCTTAATGTGTTACCACTAAAGAACTCGTTCATGTCTCTACCTGTGGTTATTGCTCTTGTTATCTTCTCATCAATACTATCTTTAAAAGCAAAGTCTTTGTATAGACAGTTGCCCTTTACTCCAATTCTATGTGATCGATCCTCTGACTGCAACCTTTCCTCTACATTGAACCCATTAGAGTAGTAAAATTGAGTTGTAGCATTTTGTAGGTTCAGTCCAAATGCACCCACTGAGGGGTTTATGATGAGTATGTCATATTCCCCTGCTTTAAAATCTTCTATTATAGTTTCTCTTTCTGCTGTTCTGGTCTTACCATAATACAAAGCACACTTGTAGTCTTTCTTCAACTCCTTATATATGTTCTCAAGCTCTAGTACAAACTTAGCCCAAATGATAACAGGGAAGCTGGACATTTCATCAAACTCTTCCTTAATCCTTTCAAGCTTAATATTCTTCGTGCCTATCAACATACCTTGCTTCTTCTCTATAGTAATAAGATTACTTCCTATCTCAATATCTTTTTCTTCTACATATGGAAAGTATCCACCACATATCTGCATGAGTCTTGTTGTGAGTGCCACCTTGTTAAGCACAGTTAAATCCTTTCCTTCATACTCTACAAGCATTTTACTCTTTAATGTGTTGTACACTCTTCTATGTTCTTTACCCATCTCTAAGAACACAGTTTCATATATTTTGTCTGGCAAGTCTAAACAATCCTTCTTCTTTGCATAAAATGTGATAGAGTCAATAGCCTCCTTTAGCTCATCAAGTCTTTTGTACTTAATAAATGCCTTCTGCTTGTGTATGAACAGTACATTCTTTACAGATAAGCTCATCTCCGAAGCAACATCCTCAAAGTCAGTGAACATCAAACCTGCTTCACCTCTGCCTTCCTCATAAGCTTTAATTTTGTTAAGTGTGATATTCCATGTTTTCTCATCAATAAGTGTCTTGTATCGTCCACCTGTGTGTTCATTGACACCCTGCATCATTACACCATGCCTTGCTTGAAATATGAAGAAGTTCACACCAAAATAATTGTGCTTTAAAAACTCAAACATTGACCACAGACCGAATGGACTCTTCGTAACTGGAGTACCTGTAAGTATACACCTTTGACCATACTTCTCTAACTTGTGTATAGTCTTTGACCTCTTAGCCTTTGGAGTTTTGATTCTTGTGGCCTCATCAATTATTGTAAAGACTTTGTTGTGCTTAACATAGGTTGCAATAAATGGTACAATAGAATCGGACTGAAAGGCTTCTACATTAACTGCAAATACTTTGAGTTTATCCATCTTAGGTGTAAATAAGTCATCCATCCTATTGACATATGACACATTATTCTTTTTCTGTGAACTCCATATCAAGGAAGTATAAGGCACACTGCAATGAGTAGGCATCTGTTCAGTTACAAACTGCGTATGCACATGGTTAGGTGCTATGAGTAGTATAGCATCTATATCACCCTTTAAGTATTTATGCTCTGCTATTTTTATAACCACTCTAGTCTTACCCGTCCCCATTTCCATGAACAAAGCAGAATATTCCAAATCTTTGCACATTTCAATGGCTTCTTCTTGATGTTGATAATTTTTTAATTCTGTCATTATATACCATCCCCTATATAATAGCCTATAGCTGTTACTGCAAGTGCTACTATAACAAATAAAAGTCTTGCCCCTGCTAAACCACCACCTGTTAGGTCTAAAGGTGCAGTAACCCACATGTAGGATATACTTGAGATAGCCAAACCTGTCACAGCACCTACAACTGGTGCATATTCTTCTAAAAAGTTTTTTAACATGATATAACTCCTATTCCTCAAACCATACTTCATTAGTAAATCTACTATCTAACAAGTATTGCTGTAAGTATACCTCACAATCTTCTACTGAATTGTAATTTAACATATACTCATGATCCTCACACATATACCATCTTTCAAGTGTACCAGACTTTCTATCTACAACACTGAAAGATGTTACATGTGTCCCTTTGTCTAGCTGTGCATGGCATACTTTACACTCCTGCACTGTATTGAGCTTAGACCTTCTTCTTGATAACACAACTCTAAGCTCACTCTCTTCCCACTTCATTTAAAGTGTGTCATCCTTATCATTAAGTATCATAATGATACATCCAACTACTACAAAGAGTAGTAGATACACTGATAAATCCATATTTATACAGTCTCCCAATTCTCAGCTTTAGACATGATCTCTGTAACAAACAAACCTTCAAGTTCCTTAGTAAACTTATCTGAATACTTCTCAAAGAAGTTGTTAAGCACCTCAAGAGGTTGTAACTGTGGCTCTCTCTCTTCAAAACTGTTTAACCTATCTGTGTACTTTGATGATAGCTTAAGTATGTCGCATACAGTAGTTGACACTGTAGCTGTCTTTATGTCTAAGTAATTAGTCATTAAGTTTGTTCTTTCATAGTTGTAGTCAATGGGTAATGATTCAGGGTATTCTCGATCAAACTCATTCCACACAGCATCAAGTAGTACATCTGATGTCTGTACAAACCTATGTACATGTGAAGCATCAGAAGTGTTGAACTTATCTTCTATAAGCTTACTCAGTACTTCGGCATGTTCCATTGTAGCCTGTACAAGGGCCTTCGATGCTTGCCAGTTAGCATCCCATCCTGCAATGATCTTTCTGTCTCTGCCTAACTGGAATATGTGAGGTGCAAAGTTATAGCCATAAAGTGAGGAACCTTCATAATCATTAACAAACAAACCACCTACAAATACTTTGTTCAAGTTTCTTTGGTCTGTAAGTATCTCACAATTGTCTGCTTGAATGAACTTGTAGTCGTTCTGTAACTTTAAGTTGAGCTGACTGTAACTATTCCATACTTTTTTTGGTATACCTTTAATTATAAAGATTAAGTCATCTGTATTTATTACATCTTCAATGTAAACAGTTAACATCTTAGTGTCAAATTGTTCATTGTGTTCAAGCTTAAATGTCCATGTGCCACCTTCTGTTATTATTGATACATCAATGTCATTCCTTAATAGCACAAGTATAGCCAACTTGTATCCTTCTCCAAAGTTACCTATAGCATCTTTGTTATCTGATTTTGTTGTTTCTCCAAGTATTAGAGTTCGCTTGTCAAGTACTGTATTCCGATTGCTTAGTGACAAAACAATCTTATTTTCATCGTCCATATCCCAATCTGTGCTATTCCATTCTGCATTACTATCCTCTGCATATCTATCAAATATGTTCTGATACAACTCTCTTAGAGCATCATATATTGTCCAGTGACTTACATAATTAACACTTAGTGTTAATACTATTTTCTCATCTTTCATTTCTTTACCTCCCTGATAATTCTTTAACTGTTCTTATGCACTCCAACAAGGTGAATATATTACAGTTTGTCTCTCTTGCCATAAGTATAAGAGTAGCCTTATCATCTACTAAGTTTAGATCTGCCACATTATAGTAGTTGATTTGCTGTGGATACTTAAATGTATTGTCACATGGCATGAAGTTAAAGTTACTATTGCCAGCTATGTAACCAAAATAGTCATACCTTGTTGCATCTCCAGGTTCACTTGTTACATGAAATATGTCTGCTATGCCCGATTCAGCTATTGTCTTCAACTCTTTCACTTCTTGCCCTCCTTCTTGCTTTCTTTGACATACGTACTTTGTGTGTACTTACCACATCTATTAGCTTACCTCTAGCCTCCAACCTCCTTTCAATATTACTTACTTTAGCAAACTCTTCACCCTTACTAATCTTAGTACTAGGTTTTCTTGTCTGTACAGCTTTCATCATTTGTTTAGTCCTCATCTCTTTATCTCCTTACTGTTTATTATCCAGTGACCCACACACCGGTCATGGTCTTGTAAACTATGGTGTGCAGGTTTCGTCCTTAAGGACTCATCAGACTGGTTAAGAGTAGCTTGCATCAAGCAAGTCCTTTCTCCTTTTCGTTATTATAATGTTAATAGTGACCAAAGCAATTGGTAAATACATAATAGTAAGTACTAACAAGGCTACTTCCTGTTTACTAATAGCAGAACTAACTACTACCACCTCCCTGTCAAGTACTAGACTACCAGTAGTAACCTGTGCTTGGATGGTTGTCTTGGTTTCATTAAAGAGTACAAACATTCTGCTTGTATCAAATAGTTCTTGACTATTCACTGCTAACACTATTCCTACCAGAAAAGTAAGTACTAACAGTAGTCCTATACCTGAGTGTCTCATAATGATCTCCTCTTTAAGTATATTTAAACTGCCTCTACTCAGCAGTCTATTTAACATCCCCTCCCACAAAGCTTACTTTCTCAGCTCTGAGTACTTTCATAATCATCCTGATATCTTCAAGCTCTACTAACTTTTCTGCAATGCCTATGATAGCACTAACATCACCATTAGCAACCATTATTCTTCTTCTCTCAGTCTCTTCCTCTACACTTAGCTTCTCTTCTTCCATCTGGTCAATTGCAGACTCAAATCCTCTACCAACTTTCTTAAACACAATAGGCTCTCTTCCTGCTTTCAATTCTGCTTCACCTTTATTGTAGTACTTATTAAAAATATTCATTTTTATACCTCTTCTTGATTTATTTTGTTAAGTAGTAACACTACCCTTCTCTTCTTGTTTGGCACACTTACTTTAAGTCTTACCTCCTCATTGTGTACTGGATACTTTTTTCTTCTTGACTTGGCATGTGATACTTCTAGTGCAAACCAATCTTCTGCTAGTGGTGTATTAGAATATACTATACCACCCTCTGAGTAGTCTGGTGCTGCTTGCTGGATTGACCCTTGCCCTTGACATACTCTACACTCAGTGTACATCATTCTATCTCTCACTCTGCCTGTGCCTCTACACTCAGGGCACATAGTAGTGATCACCTTAGCAGGATAAGACTTACTGCTTACTTGTTTTACTTTCAATTTAAGTGGTTTACCACGTTCATATCTTTCAAGTGTGTCCATGTTTAGTATAACATGGTCTATTTTGTCATAAAAGAACTTTGCAGCATCACTACTAAAGTCTGCATTGGGATCTACTCCATACATCAACTCTGCAATGGCCATTATTAAGTATGACTTAAGTACTTGGCTGTGTCTTAACCTAGCCCTCCTTAATACCTCTGTTACAAGATCTTGTATGCCGTATTCTGTATCCTTGACTTTATAGTGCTCTATCATACTATACACATACCCTCTGACTGTGGCTTGTTTTGATACTTTCATATTACAACTCCAAATATTCTAAAGGATCAACAAACTCACCTTCTGCATCTTGTATTGACAGGTGCAGATGTTCACCTGTTGACATACCTGTGTTACCTTGTCTTCCCATGACTCCCTTGCTAGGTAACAACTTTCCATTGCGATAAAACAAACCATCTTTAAGTACATCACCCTCTTTCACATATATAGATGATAAGTGGCCATATCCACTAATCCACCCATCTGCATGTTCAATTCTAATATATCCACCAAATAATTCATGCCCCTTGTAGTACCAGTTAGGCACTGGCCATACATCAAGTACCACACCATCTGCAATTGAACTAACTTCACAATGCCAGTTACCAACAATGTCTATACCCATGTGACTACCTGTTGTAACACCACCTGTGAAAGGGTTTAACAACTCTCTATACCCAAAGGGTGAAGTTGGTTTAACTATGTTGAAAGGCTTAGTATACTTATATACTTTGTTCTTTTGTACTATCAGATAGTTACTCATTAAGCTTATACCACTCTTTACTTGAGCAATCTCCACTTTGTGTTCTTTGTCCACAGTTATACTGTTACTGAATTGTGCTAACAACATTATAGTAAGTATTAGTATTACTTCACTTTTCACTTGTTTACTCCCTAACTGGTTTGTGTGTAAATGGTTACCTGTTGTAGTATATCTTTAAGTGCTTCCATTGTATCATACCTTTTGTCGGACTCTGTTGCTTTAATCATCCTTACAATCTCTTCTGGTGTTTCTTGCACATCATAGTGTGCATCCTGATCTCTAGTAGCTACGTATGTGTGATTGTTTACTAAGCTAAAGGCTTCAATATGATCTGTGTTAATGTATACGACCTTTGCCCCTTGTGACTTAAGCTTTAGTTTTATAAACATTATTCTACTCCTGAACCCTTACAAGATGTACACCTAGTTCCATCGTACATACCTTCACCTGATCCATTACAATGACTGCACAACACCTCATCTTCATCTGTCTCTCTCTCTGCAATCTGTAACAACCACTCTCTACATGCCTCTTCAAGCAATTCTGCCTTAGCATCATCTTCGAGTGCACCCTCATCAATAGCACTTGCTATGTCTTCAATTAAATCTTTCATTTCTTTACCTCTTACATTATATGTGTCTGCATGTCATGCTTTATAGGATGAAGCCTAACACTGTAAGTACTTTATCAAGTTGTTTTTGTGTGTCCAGTATGTATACCTTTCTAGGTGTCTCTTTACGTTTATGACAATACAACTCAAATGAACCATCAGTAGTTAGATGAAATTGACAACCATGATCATGCAATTGTCTTCTAGCCTGCACTCTGTGTCCATCTTCCTCTCTTATTATGTTACCTTCCAAACTTTCAGCCTGCTCTTTGCTAAGCTCCACATACAAAAACTTCTTCTTTGTTTTGTCACTCTTTGCGTAGTATACTGTCATACTACACCTCTTTCTTTGAGTTTTGTTGCTTGAGTTTACTTTGTAGGTCTTTAAGTGCTATTTGTTTGTCACTGGTCGTACCAAACTTGCGTATAGAAGTTTTAAGTGCTGTAATCTGCTGTGTTACTGTGCCCTTGCTCTTCATTATCTTTTACCTCTTTATCTAACTGATTATTTCTTTTTCTGCTTCTTTGTGTAGTTGTCTAATGACTCAATATATTCAACTCCCTTTGCATCAAATCTTACTATCCTTCTTGAAATGCCTACCAAGCAGAAAGGATAATCTGTCAACTCTGTTGCTGGAATTAACAATGATCTAGCGATTTTTATATGCTTTAGTTTGCGAAGTCTATTTCCAGAATTGACCAACAATCTAACTGATTGCTCAGATCTCTTTGTTAATTTTGCAAATGTTGATACTTTGTAGTATTCAACTCCATCAACTGATATCTTTCTGCTTAGTAGCTCTTCCAATTTATCACCTCCTTATTATTTATTACGTTCTGTACTCATTTGCTCATAAATCAATATATCAGATATCTATTTAAATGTCAAGGGAGGTAGAACTATTTTCAGATATTCGGATACCAATAAAACCTCTTCACTGGTGGACTTGTGAGACGTTGTTGATGGATAAATGCTGTATTGCTATCACTAATTGGTATGCGTCTCTCTCTGCCTCTCTGTTGGAGATTCGGGTGTGTTATGAGGGTTATGGATCTAATTTTGGAGGATTGTGGGGGATTATGTCGGGTGAGAAGGATTGTGGAGGACTTGATACGTGCTGGAGGTTAATGAAAATAATTGAAAATAATTATGACCCCAAACGATCATTTTGAAGAATGTTGACGAAAAATAATTTTGTGACAAACATAAGAGAAGTTTGTCACAGTGTATATTAGGTGTATAAGTCGTTACAGGGTATAGAGTTAAGTTTAGTATGTTGAGCCGTATTTGCCGTTTGCTGCGTGTTATGGCGATATTTGAAAAAGTTTGTAACACGTTTGTCCCAAAGTGGATGCTGTAAGTCTATATGCTGTATAGAGTTACTCGAGTGTGATACAAAATATACAAATATACAGGCAATATATTTTTTGAGATTTTACGTTTTTTTTTTTTGAAAATCTACAGATATTTTGTCATCTTTGTAACAACGCACCGTATTCTACACTTCTTATTTTATATTTGGTGGTGTAGTACGTTTATATATTGGTACAGCCCCTTATATGTGTTAAATCCATTGATACACGTTTGGGACAAACATGTTACAAAGTATACACCAAAAATGTCCATTTGCATATGTTATCTCCAGTAACTCTATAAAACACGTGAAGATAAAAATGCGGATTTTAACTCCATTTCCTCCATATCGCTGATTGTGTATATAATGTATCAGAGTGACGTATCTAATGAAAGGGGCTTATTTGATCGTTTTTGATCACAAAAAGGGCTATTTACGATCAGAAACGATCATTTGGAGGGTAAAACGATCACACTAAGTGCTATTGACAAACATTGATATTTATGAAATTTATTTTGAACTTTTTTCGCTATTTTGTCCGTGCCAATTGGTCATCTGTGGTTACATTTGACCATTTATTGACTCCCATTTACCATTTAAAGTTATTTATTTCACTTCTTTGTTACTTTAGTGTGTTGTAAATCTGTATTGCACTCTCAAGCTAGCTAAGGGCAAAAAATTTTCGATTTGGAGATATTGGAGGTATGGCCATTTTAGAGAGTTGGCACGCTTCTTGCTAAGGGATGTGTGTCTCTCTCTCTCTGCCTCTCTGGATCATGTCTGTGTGTCTCTCTCTCTCTGCCTCTCTGCACATAGCAGGTGTGAATGTATGTGTGTGTGTCTCTCTCTCTCTGTGCATAAAAAAGCCCTTCCAGAGTTAACTGGAAGGGCTTGGTTAGTATGTAAGAACTAATATTCTATAGTTCTTCTTTAACAGTTGGGAGATATCCTGTCCAACCTCTTGGAGCATCAGCACCTTTACCTTTAAGTACATATGCACCATTTTCAAAAGCAACCCATATTCTATTTTCTGGAGAAGCTTTGATAAAGTCTCTTACCTTTTTCTCCATTGTTGGTCGACCATATTCAAACTTTGTGAATATGTCAACAAGTGGCACAGGTTTTCCAATTACAAGCAAGTCATGAAGTGCACTTGAAACAACCATACCTTGACTTCTTGCACCCAAACCAGCCATATATTTAATTGCGTCCATAACTTCTGGAGTTAGGGTTGGTTTGGTGTCTAAGTATTTTTTCAATGTTGCTTTTGCTGCATTTCTTTTTTCTGTAAACTTTGATACTTTTGGTGCTTCTACTGCTTTGTTATCTTCTGTCATTTTTCTACCCTCTTGGTTTTTATTAGGTTTGGCATACACCAACCTTGAACTTAATATGAGTGTATCATACTAACTAATAATAGTCAATAGTCTGACAAGTTTATTTAACACTTCTTTCATAATAGAAAGAATATAATCAACACCAGACACAAGCCCATAAAAAATAAAAAGCCCTTTATTATTTCAATCATTTTTGTTTACTCCTTTGAACATGAAAAATAGTCCAGTGTTAACACTGGACTATAAGAATATTGTAATTGTAGTTTTAATATACTCATACTTGTAAAGTTATTCTTTCATATAATTTTGTACTATTTCTATAGAAATTAAGAAAATCTTGATTGTTTACCCATTTTTTACAGTCTATAAAAGAACCGTAAAACTTAGGGCTAAAGCATGCAACAGCACAATTTTCTTTCTTAGTTAAAAACTCTATTTTCCAATAAACCCTATTTGTTCCCATTTTGATCATCTTTCCACCTTCCTTTAATTATTAAGATAACAAAGAACACTAATACAATTATACTAGTGTTCAAATTATACTAATAATCTTGTATAATAAATCTGTCAGTATTTGCTATTTCTATAACTATTGTATTATCTCGCAAATCATCCATGTTTTCAATATCATCATAAACATCTTGTAATTCTTCGAAGTTCTCATATTCTGTATACTCACAATCAATAGCAACAATATCCAGCTCAATTTCTATATCACAATCTTTTTCATATTCTTCTAATGAGTCAAATAATGCCTCAAATCCCTCATAACTAAAACTATCTTGTCTATCATGATCTTTAAAAGCGTCCTTAAAATCGTTTAATGTTACTGTATTTTTCATTTTTTCATTCTCCTATTTTATTGTAAATTAGAATTGTAAGTTTAATGTATTTATATCCTCAAAAAGAATTGTTTTATTTTTTATTGTATCTGTGACATACCAACAATAATTTTTCTGGTATATTTTTTGTGGTCTACCATACAACAAAGCATTAAGTCTGTTTTTAGTAGTACTACTTTGGTATCCACCATCAAACAAAAGCATACTGCCATCAATTTTAATTCTAGCAATTAGATTATTATGCAATAATACTTCTATAGTATTGTCATCTTGTATGATTACTTTAGTATTATCTAAAGTAAAACTCTTTTTATCTTGTATAGCCCTTACCATTTTTTCCTCAATATCTCTCATTTTTCTACGCTCCATTTTTTTATTGTATTTCTTGTAAAGTTTAAAATCAAACTTTCAGCACTTTCCGAACTGATTATTTTTACAGTATCATTATTAAAATCATAGTACTGAATAATTAGTGCGCTTCCCTGCAATGTTTCAAATACAGTATATAACTCTTTTAATATATGTAGTCTATCGGCTTGACTAAACAAGTAGGGTACAATTTCATTTTTCTTAGGATAGCCGACAGTTGATAATTTTAATAAATGAGTACCACTATTTCGGGTAAAGTGTATAAACGAAGTCCATTCTATACTTGTTATTTGCTTAAAATCATGTTGCAACAAATCGGTTTTGTAATCTTCCAGTAGTGGAAGGCTATTCTTTTTTATTCTATTGTACACATCAATATTCATTTTGTTCATCCTCCTTTATTTCGTCCATTAAGCAGTATTGCAAGTCATTATTTGATAGTAACATTAGTAATTCTAATGTGCTAACTGGTTTATTTATAATTTCTTGTGCTTGTGTGTAATCACTCATTTTTATATATCTCCTTTATAATAAGATTCAAAAGTTTTTGTTTTGCGTACATTATCGTTATGCTGGTCTATTAGTCTGTCGCTGATTGTTTCTAGTTCCTGATAAGTAAGATTGCTTGTGTCTATACTACTGTCAAGTATGTTAACAATTTGGATCATATGCTTTTCATCCATCTTTATATCTCCTCTATTTTGCTAGTCTTATACAGTCAACAATAACCATTTTTTTATTACTTTCCATACATACAATTTTTGCATTGTTTGAATTATGCGCAATTGTTGTCATTCTCTTGTAAGTTAGGTTTAAATCATCGGTATAGATTATTCTATATGTATACAGTTTTTCATCCATCTTTATATCTCCTCTATATTATGTAATTCAATTGTATACATTGATTATAGTTTGATCAATAGTGTTAGTGTTACAATTAAACATGTTTTTTATTACTTCCATACTTATATATAGCAGGAATCAGGCCAATTAGTAAGCATACTACTACAATTTAACACAGTGTAAGCATGGTATAATGCTAATACACAGTAACACATCAATATGAGTCAATATGATACAATGCTAAGTGCATCATATTGACACATAATATACACTTAGCAATGTATATTGTATCATTATGATACTTAATAATCGGCTTATTATGTCTTATAGGGTAACATTGACGCAGTATGTATGTCTATCAATTACTGTGTATAAAAGTATATACCACATTAAATCAGATAATTTACACAGTTTATTACATACATACTATTAGTATGTATATTATAACAGTTAGTACAGTAGTGTAGTATGTTAGTCAGTGTGTCCAGCTGGCCAGTATATAATAGGTAGTATGTAATGAGTAGCACAATATAGGAAGTGTAGTATAGTCCAGTGTATTACACAATATATAATACATAATATATAATACTGGAGTACATAACATATATAATATAGTGTAGTACATAGCATATACAATGCACACAACACAATAAACAATAATAGTTAGTGAAGTATAGAAGATTAGTTATTTGACAAGTGGTACGCAATATATGTCAAAGACTATATACACCCCACCCTATGTAGAGGTGTTAACCACTATATCCCAAGCAACACTTCAACCATTACACGTGTCACATATGCCATATGCCATACGCCATACGCCATATGCCATATTCCATGCCAAATAGCCTCTACTATCTCTACCCCATTACACGTGTCACATATGCTATATTCCATGTCAAATATCAAATACTACCATTACACGTGTCACATATGCCATAACACCTCTACCCCACAACATACAACTAATCATCATGCGGTCATTGGCGTATGACCATTATTATAGGGTCATATCCAAGCAGCACTTTGGACTTAAACACCACTCAGTCAATGAACTCTGATGTGTACACATATTCTTTATGCACATAAAACATAGGATACGGCCTCCGGCATCTCAGGACTCCCTGCCAGCCACATCTCACAGAACTTTTAGCAACATCCAGAGTTATACTATTAGATATGTTATATATAAGATACTAAATGATAAGTAAAACTTGACATACCAGACATACTGTGTATATACTATGTACATGGACAAGTTTAATGTAAAAAATCTTGAAGAACTCATGGAAGAGGTCATTATGCAGTATACCCAGTCTTATGACTTGGATATTGCAATGCTCAAAGCAGACGTGTCGATGCTTGATCAGAAGATTATGTTGTCGAGTGAGTCTTTCATGTTTAGAGTTAAGTTTCAGGATGCGATCATTAAAGAGAAGATCATGAAACCTATGCTAAGAAACCTTGACTCTGTAAACCCCTCTGTATCTCAGAAAGCAGCAATTGACCTTGGTAACATAATATACAAAGAAAGATTTGGTAAGCAAGAAGAAGAGGCTAAGAGTTTGGTTCCTGATTCAATCGTTATGGTTGGCAAATAGTGGAACAGAAGGTTGAAGTAATTAAAAAGGTGTATGATGAGTTAGTTACTGGTTGTACAGCACGACATAGAATTGTTTACGGTGGAAGAGGTAAAGGTGCTTCTTGGAGTATAGCAAGGATTCTGTTGTTGGAAGGTATGACAGAAGAATTGTTTATAGTTTGTGTACGTGAAGTTCAGAAGAGTATTGAACTGTCAGTGCAGAAGTTGTTGGTTGATACGATAAAGCACTTTGGATGGCAGTGGTTCTACAAAGTAACTAAGAACAAGATAGTTGGTGCAAATGGTACAATATTTGTTTTTAGTGGACTGCACGAGCACAACAGTGATAGTATAAAGTCACTTGAAGGTGCAGATAGGTGTTGGGTAGCAGAAGCACAAAGTATATCTCGTATGTCAATAAACATACTAAGGCCAACAATAAGAAAGGACAATGCTGTGTTCTGGTGGGACTTTAATCCTAGATATAGTAGTGATCCTGTATATGTAGACTACATAAGAAACACTGACAAGAGAGCTAAGACACTGTTCTTAACTTCATCTGACAATAGGTGGTTTCCACAAAGTTTGAAAGATGAGATGGAAGCTGACTATGCACGTGATGAGAACATGGCACGTCACATATGGGAAGGCGAACTTGCAGACGCTAATGATAGTTTTGTTTGTCCAGCAGAGTTGGTTGAAGGTGCTATGCAACGTATCATTACTAAGCCTAGACCAAAGGTTCCAGTAATAGGTGCAGATATAGCACATCAAGGTGGGGATGAGATAACATTCTACAAGAGAATTGATAACAAGGTTGTTGACTGGAAAGTAGCTAAGTATCAAAATGCAAATAAGACTATAAGATCACTGAAAGAGTTTGCAACTAAGAATAGCATTATAAACATAGACAATGGCCACTTGGGATGTGCTGTAGCAGATATACTGGAAGAGGATGGTTACACCATAAATAGGATTAACTTTGGTGGGACTCCTAAAGATAAAGAGCATTATGAAGACGTAGCAACTGAGATATACTTTGAGTTGAAAGATCAGCTTGAAGAGATTGACTTGCCACTTGATGAGGAACTTGCTGTACAGTTGTATACAAGAAAGTACGAGTACATTAACGGTAAACGTGGCTATGAGGTTATGAAAATAGAAAGTAAAAAGGATTTTGCTGAGCATACACATGCACTACACAAGTCACCTGATAGAGCAGATGGTGTAGGACTTTGCTATTATAGTCCAGTTGGACATATAGATGCAAGTGGTATAGCAGGTGGTATATTAGCATATGGTGGTAGAAGATGACATTTAATGATATACTAGATAAGCTGTTTTCAGGTAAGAGTACATCTGAAAGGTCAGTGGTGCTTAATGTTGTTGGCCAGGAAGTAGCCAATAGAGACTACACAAACAACATAAAGGCTAACCGTAAGATAGCAAGAGAGATTTATCACAATGTAAACAAGAACTATGCACTTGCAGGTCAATTGGTTAGACCTATAATAAACAATAATGTTAACTTTATTGGTATACCAACTTTGTCAGGTAACAAGAAGAACATTAAGGTTATTGAAGATACCAAGATAGACTATAGAAGAGTGCACAAGTCAGCAGAAATTGATGGAAGTGTTTTTGTTTGGCCACAGTGGAACGACAAGCAGGGGAAGATAGTAAATGTAATAATTCCTGTTGACATAGTGAACGAAGTGTTTGTTGATCCAATTACAAAAGAAGTGACTGGATACAAATTAACAGAACAGGTACAGTATAACACAGCAGAAGAGATAAACCAGAAAGTAGACATAGTATGTATAGTAACTAAGGATGTTGTTGTAACAAAGATCTCAGGAGCTATAAACGAAGTAGTAAGAGTAAAGAACGTATTTGGTATTATACCATTGGTACACTTTTCAAATGATAAGGATGTTTTAGAACAGTTTGGACATTCAGAGATTGAACCTATTGAGCCACAGTTAAGATTTTACCATGAACTGACCTATGAAGCTGGAGCAGCACAGAGTAGAGATGGACATCCAAAGATGAAGGTTACTACGGCTAATCCTAGGCAGTGGGTGGAGAATAACTTTGGTGAAGGCTCCTATGAGGCTATAAGAACAGGTAAGTCTAAGATATCAATGGATGATAGAGATTTGTTTGTTAATGGTGAGAAGGATGATGTATCCTATTTATATCTTACCAAAACAACAGGTGACTATACACCACTTGCAGAAACTACATTCATAAACATAGTGCAGGGATCAGAAACGCCTGAGATTAACTTTGGAGCTAATCTTGGTACTTCTTTAGCAAGTGTCAAAGAGTACAGACCTGTATGGATTAAGAAGATAGAAGCTAAGCAGTATGAACGAACAGAACCTTGGTTACAGGTATATGATATCATACTGAGAATACACAACTTTGTCACTTTGAGATCATTGAAGAATGATATTACTATAACATGGCCAACACCTAACTTTGCATCTGTTATGGAACAGTCAGAGATAATTAAGGGCTTTGCTACAGCTATTGAAAAATTGCTTGCTTCTAGTGTGGTATCAAAAGAAGAAGTGTATAACTCAATGAAAGAGATGGATGTACTTGAATTATTTGAAACGTATCAATCTCACAAAGTAGAAGTAGATAAGGAGGTAGTTGAACGTGACAAGAAGGCAAAAGAACTTGCTGATAGCACAAAAGAGAATACTGACACCGAAACAGATAAAACTGATGAGAGTGACACCGAAGATGTTGAAGACTGAGTTTAGAAAGGTTGTTAATTTCTTTGTTGAGAGAGACAACTATAAGAGAGATCTTAAGGGTTGGATAAAGAAGTATGGTTTTGCTAACTTGCCTAAGTCAGTACAACGTACAGTGCCTACAGATATGAAGGTGCTATATGAAATTAAATGGAAGTACAATATAGTTGTGTGGACTACTATATTTAGGATAGCAATTGCAAATGCACAGAATGAAGGAATGAGGAGAGCTACAAATGGGTAAAGTAACTGAGATGACCTTTAAGTCCTCTATAGTGACAGAGTTTAAAAGTAGCACTGCTATAAAGAGTGTTGATGATATACCTGTTGGAAATAAGAAGTCTTATGATGTGTTGTTTAGTAATGATTCTATAAAGCATGAGTTCATAAGCATTACTATGCTTGGTGAAAAGTACCCAGCAGAACTTGACAGATGGACTGATATAGTATTGACTGAGGAATGGGCAGCTTCATTTGCTGAACAAGTAAACAAAGTTCCTAAGCCTGTGTTCATTCCTGGGCACAAAGAAACAGGCATAGGGATTAAAGAACGTGCTATACCTGATGGATACTTAGTAGGTGCAAGTGTTAAGGGTGATACACTATATCTTCGTAATTCACTTCCAGAAGGTGAAACACCAGAGCAGAAAGCACTAATAAGCCAGACACTAAAAGAGATCAGTGCTAAGATGTTAAGTACATCATTAACTGATGTAATGGAATATGATATTGTTGTAAATGATTCTGATTATACAGAAACATACTTTGCAATGAAATCACTCAAAGGTCAAACCAATGCCTTGGTAGAAGCGGATCAAACTGGTTCAGAGGCAGAGATTATAATAACCTCATTTAAGTCAAGTAATGACTTGGATGAAGAACAAGGAGAGAATCGCATGAGTGAAAAAATCACAAATGTAGAGCTGTTCATATCTTTGAAGAACCAGCTTGATTCCGGTAAATTGGCGTTTTCAGAAATAGCCGAAAAACTAGGTATCGACTTGATGACTGCAAAGCAGAAGTTAGCTCTAAAGAGATTGAATGATGTAGAAAGTAAAGTAGGAAGTATTGATGAGTTTGTTGCAAGTGTTGTTTCAGACAGAGAAGCTACTTTTACTGCATTAAAAGAAGCAAGTATCAAAGATAGGTTTAAAGATGAAGAACTTATTGAGATAGCTACACCACTGTTCGCTTTGAAAGAGGGCAATGCAGAAGCAATAACTGGTGAGGTAGATAGACTTGCAGAACTTAAGATGTTCAAGACAATTCAAGGTAAGCTTGCTGGCTCAGTAAGTTTTAAACCGGCAGCAGCAACTAGTGATGAAGAAAATGCTAGTATTCCCGAAGTAATGGAGGGTTAAGATATGGCTATGGTTGATGCTAAGGTTAACTACAACTTTGAAGAAAGTGAAGTTGACATAAATCAGGTTAAAGTTACCAATAATCTTGGTAGAACTATTTCGCACCTTGAACTCGTTGCACTCGATGGGTACTTTGGTGAAGTTGTTGAGTTTGATGATATTGCTGATGGTGCAACAGGTTTACTAAATATTGACTCTAACAGAAAAATCAGCACAACTCAGATTAACATTACTGACACATTTGTTGTTAATGGTATAGTTTGGTTGGTGTCACAGGGAACTCTTGCAACTGATGTACTGAGAGATGCTTATGTTGCTGATGCAGTGCCAGTAGGTAGATGCACCAAAGTCAACAACGGTACTTCTGTTGAGTTTATGCCTTTTGCACAGAGAACAGGTGGTGTTAATGATATCAAAGCTTCTGTGTATGAAATTGATTCTGATGCCTCAAGTGCAATCGTACTCACAGGTCTTGTTCCTCTTGGTGCAAAGATCGTAGACGTAATGGTTGAGTGTAAAGCAGCAAAGACTTCTGGTGTTGTAACACTAAAATCAAATGCTGGTACACCTTTGGCAATCACAAGTGCAATGATATGTGCAGTGGACAATGCACTCGCAAGAACAACTTTGTTAACTAACGACATTGTTGATGCTAACGGCTTACAGATTATAGCTGGTAGTGCCACTGAACGTGGAATTGTAACTATACTATGGAGGTAAAATAGCATGGCTGAGTTAATTACAAAAGAAATACTTAATGCCAAATTCAAAGATAAAATGTTGAATGGTGATAAGTTGATGGTGAAGAATCCGGTAAGTATTGCAGATACAAGATTCGGTACTTCTATACCTAAGAGTGGACATATACTAGACGATACTAGTCTAAGTCAGATCAATAGTGCAAAGTTTCTTGGAAATAACGCACGTATTGTATTGTCAGGCAAGTATGAGAATGGACTTGATTATGTGTTCGGTAAAAGAGGTTCTATAATTGATAGAATCAAAAGTGGTGCTTTTGCATCCAGTGGTAATACACTCAATGATAACTGGTCTGACTTGTTTGATGCACTTAGAATGGATCTTACCATTAAGAAAGAAGCAAACAATACTGTAAGACAGTTTATCTATAGTGAAGTTCAGATGCCCAATGCTACTAAAGATATAAGACCTTCTGAGTTATATCCTTATGGTGTTGTATTTGAAGAAAACAATGGTGAAGGTCAGTCAGTAAGACAAGGTGCAAATCTGGGTGGTGCTTATGACACTATTGCAATGAAGATTTATGCAGCTGGTTTTATATGGACACTTCTTGCTGCACTGTTTGATGGTAGCTATGATATGTCAAGATTAACTGAGGGTGTTGCACTTGGTTTTGCAGCAAAGAAAGATGATCTTGCAATTTATCCAATACTTTCAGGTACTTATGCAGGTGCGAAAGCTACTGCTGCATCTACTGTAGGTACACTTCGTCAGGAACTGTTGATGAACACTCTGATGGATAGTATTGATGATATTAGTGATAGAACAGATCCTATTACCGGTAGAAAGATTGTTGGTGAAGGTCTTGTTGCTCTTGGTACTTCCAAGGACATGAGACACTTGGCACATGTTATGAGTGGACTTGGTAATTCAACTCCAGAAAAGTATTCTGGTCTTTCACAGATCACTAAGCTTATTGGTTATGAGGGTGAAACAATTGATATGCCTAATGAATCAGTAACTTACACTGGCTGTACTGACGGAACTATTCACTTGATTAAACCTAATAGGTACTTTAAAATACCTATAAAAAGAAATCTTGTGATGGAAATGGATGCTACACCTAATGTGAATACTCTTGCACAGGAACAGAGAGCATGGTACTTCTCCGAAGCTATATACAACAGTATTGGTATTGATAGTTTTGTTCAGAAAGTTACATTACCAACTTGGTAGAATAATCTGTGAGGCATAGCATACACTGTGCCTCACTCTTACAAAGTAAATAAGGAGTTTTGAAGATGGCTATGACAAACTTAGAAAAACTTAAACACTTCATGGCTCCTTACTATCAGGAAGTAGCAGATGAGACTTTGCTAGAGGAGTATATTACTGATTATACATATCCTGAGTGTGCTGCAAGTGTACTGTGGTATGAGCTAAGTGGTAAGACTGGTCTACAGATGGATGGATTACAGAAGATGGATACAGGTGCTGAGAAGTTCGTATACAGCGAACCTGGAACTATGCAACTTGCATGTAACAAACAAGGTGACTACTATGCCATAAGATGTGATATGAAAACTGGTTCTGGATCATCCGCAATAAAAGTAAGTAAGTCCACAGTAGGTAATATATCAGAAGATTATGGAAGCAGCAATGAGTAGATCTAGTGTACTCAGAAATACATGGAATAGATATGTAAATGAGAATCCTTGTGTTATTACAGTGTGGATAAAACCAACCACTGATAATGGCTATGGTGAAACTATACCAGATTTAACACAGGCAGGTGTAGAAACTGTACTAGGTACAGCAAGAGTAGCAAGAAGAAGATTACCTGATCCTATAGTTACTAATGCTAGAACGCCTTATGACTATTTAGACTCTTACTATCTTCTTGCAACTTATGATAGTGACTGGCTAAAAAAAGGTTTAGTGTTTGCTTATAATGGTGAGAAGTTCAGAACTCTTCTAGTAGAAAGTAGAGTTGCATTTGGCGATGTTATATACAAGATATGTAATCTTGAACAAGTAACAAGTAGGAGTGTAAGTAGTTAGTATGGCAGCAATACTTGAAATGATAAATGACAGAGAAGAAGAAGAAATTAACATAGTAGAAGACTCAAGTAAGCATGTTAGTATAGTATTGTCAAATGACTGCTTACAAAATGGAAATGTAGTCTCCATACCAAGAAGTGAAGCTTTACAAATGGCAGCTAATATTATTGTTCAGATAGATCTTAATAAATGATACAATTTGTTATAAATAATAATCTTGGTGATGCACTGAAAAGTCAGTTAGCTAGTAAAGAGGAAGAACTTTTAAAGATATTTGAGTTTTATGCAGGAGAAGTAGTAGTATACTTCTTGTCAGTACAGGGAAGTGCACCAAAAGAAAGTAAAGGTGCTTACTGGACTAATCATACTTTTAAAGCTGTAAAAGCATTTTTTGCAGAAGCTTATAAGAGAGATAATGAGTTAGTTTTGAACATGGAGTTTAATAAAAGAATAGCTAGCTATGTAGAGTTTCTTGAAGAGGGACATTCAGGGAGATTTGCTTCTTTACCCTCACTTGTAGCAAAAATAGCACCTCTTATTATAAGAGATGTAAAACTTTTATATGGAGATGAATCTTGATAAAGCAGGCACTTATAGCACAGCTAAAGACAGGATCTATTACTACTGTATTTACTAGAGGTAACTACTTAGCATACCTTAATGGATTTAACAGTAATGAACTAGCTACTCCATATGTAATAGTGTATGATGATTACCCTATCAATGCTTACTATGAGGTAAATAATACTGTATCTCCATATGTGGTTGAAGCTCACTTTCCGGTAGGTAATATTTTAGAGCTAGATCAGTATATAGAGTATGAACTTGTGGGACTTTTGCACAGAAAGAGACTTTTGGATGAAGGACTGTATAACTTTCAGGTAGAGGTTACAATGAACATAGGCATTATGTCAGAACCTAATGATGATAAAAGTATCTCAGGAGGTAATGATGATGGAACTATAAGTAGATATAGGAGAATCTTTGTACCTAGGAGGGGCAGATGAAGTATAAGTATTACGATCAGCGTGGTAGACTATTATGTGAGTCTGATTCACCAATAACATTTAATCTTGAATTGTATCCAATATGGAAGTACTTAAAACTCAAGGTGGATGATAGTGAACCAGAGGTGTTAGTGGCTAAAGCTATACCTAAGAAAGAAGAGGTTGAAGAAGCCGAAGATAATTATGAAGTACATAAGGATACTTTTAATAAAAAGAGAAAGAAGGAGAATAAATAATGGGTTATTCATTTGACAACAAAACTTCCTTTTCCATTGAAGGCTCAAGATGGAGAAGGCTTAATCCTGATGGAACTTATCCAGCAGTAGATCGACAGATTGGTTTCTTAGGCACATCGGATGTGTCATCATTAACAGCAGCAGCTACAATGTCTTATCGACTTGGTGCTACTGGTGCATTTACAGAGATAGTCGTAAACTTTGTCGCTATGACTATTGTTGATGATTCAGCTATGACTGTGGCAGAAGCAGTTACTGGTCTTAACTTAAATGCAAACTTTAGTGCAGTATTCACAGCATCGCTAGATGCAGACAGCAGCAGACTAAAGATTATAGAAACAGCAGCTACAGCAACTTACCTTGAGTTCGGCCCAAGTCTTGTAGAAGACATTGTGGGTGCACTTGGCCTTGGTTCGTTTAAAAGTAACACTACTGGTTTTGGAACACATTTTGTAGATTGTTTTGATAACTCTGGTGCACTTGGACTTCCTAAAGAGATTAAAGATTTTGAAGAGATTGAAGTGGAGTCTGGTGATGGATCAACTCTGTCTATGGTATCTGCTGCATTACTCAAAGGTCTTAATCCTTCCTTGGCACTTACTGATGAGCTGTGGGAACTTAAAGAACTTATTCAGGGTGGATCTAATGATCAGTCTGTAACAGGTGTTAGCAACAGATACACACCACCTACTACAAGTCAGGTTTACTTGCCAGGATTTGCAGGTGAAGCTTATGAAGCTAAGTATGACAAAGGTTCAAACCTTCGTAATAACATGAGTGGTTACAAAAGGCTTAACTTCAACAACTGTAATGGTTTTGAAGGTGATATGAGCGATGATGTTAAGGCATGGGCAACTTACCAGTTTAACTTAAGAGTAAGAGAGTATACACTTAGTGGTGTTAAATACTCAGGTTATACAGAAGACTTTTTAAGTCTTACTCAGTTTGATACATTGGGCATTACCGTAGGTTAAAAAGGTTAAAAAAGGAGTTGGAACAGGGTACTATTTCTTGGGTATCCTGTTCTATTTATAATATGAAAAAATTAACTAACAGAATAGAAATACTAAGCAATGAAGATTTATTTGATATTATAGACATGCACACAGAGGTTGTTGTAATAGCACCTTGGAATGGTAAACCGATTCCTGTTACCCTTAGAATGTTGGATAGTGTTGCACTTACCTCTTGTGGTGAGTTTAATACTGTATCCAGTGTTATATTAGATGAGGATGATAAATCTAGGACTAATGACACAGAAAATGTAATAAAGACTAAAAACATACATGAGAACATGCTAAAGTTAGCCCTAGTTCATCCAACGTTTAATGAACTTACAACACACCTAGAACTAAAGGACTTTTATGTACAGTCAGTTAAAGAAATAGAAGATATTAAAAAGCTTATAGATACTCTTACAAGTGAAGAGGATAAGAATAGACATAGGATAGTGCTTAACAGATTAGAATTGTCAATATCCTTTTTAGTACCAGAAGATTTTACAGCATATATAGTAACAGTATTGCTACAAAGAGAAGCCACAGACCTAGATAAGCTTACTAGAAACACATTGCTACAGGCTGGCTTCTTAGGTGAAAAATACAATACAAGACCTTCATCATATATAGAAGGTACTTTCTTGCCAAAACAAGAAGTAGACATTGATGTTACAGCACTTACTTTAGTAGCTGACTTTAGAGAACAACAAAGTGTTAAGTCTAAGGGTGGAATGAATTGGATACGTGGTGGTAAAAAATAATGGCCATAGGATCAGTTGCACAAAATAAGATAAATGCAGAGATAATACTCAAGCTGGACTCACTTAATACAGGTATTGCAGATGCAAATGCTAAGATAAAGAAGTTCACTGATAACACCACTAAGCAAAGCCAGGATGGTGCTAAAGCTACAGCTGCTGCTTGGAAAGCTGGGTTTCTAATTATATCCGTTGCTGCAATTAAGATGGCTAGAGCAGTAACTAACACATTCAAAGATATGGTCAGTACTTATGCTGATTTTGAACAGTCACTTGCTAATACACAATCAGTTGCAAGAGCAAGTACAGAAGAACTTGATGCAATGGAAGCAGCTGCTAGAAGAGTTGGTGCAACTACAAGATCAACTGCAAGTGAGGCAGCAAATGCACTATACTTCTTAGCATCTGCTGGTTTTAGTGCAACTGAATCTATTGGTGCACTTGATGGTGTTAATGCTTTAGCTATTGCAACACAGTCTGATTTAGCCTCTACATCTGAAACTGTAGCTACAACTATTAGGCAGTATGGACTAGAGACTGATGCAGCTACAGATATTGCTAATACATTTACTGCTGCAATAACTAATTCTCTTGCAACAATGAATAAGCTAGCTAAGTCATTTGAGTATGTCGGGCCGATTGCAGCTGGACTGGGTATAACAGTTGAAGAGACTACGGGTGCTTTGGAACTACTTTACAATAAAGGTTTTAGTGGTGAAAAGGCAGGTCGTGGATTAAGAAGTATACTCGTTGACTTAGCTGACTCTACTAGCGTTGTTACTAGAAAACTAGGTAAGCTTAACATAGCTTTTGCTGATGTTAACCCTGCAACTAATAAGCTTGCTGACATATTTGATACACTTAGAGAGAATGGTGTAAATGCTGCAAATGCCGCAGCTATATTTGGTAAAGTATCAGGTGTACAGTTAGCTTCACTTATATCAGTGGCTAGTGATGCTGAAGGTGGTATGATAGAGTTAACTGAATCTGTGACAGGAACTACTAGAGCTTTCGAAGCAATGGATATTCAGATGAATACATTGCAGGGTTCTATTGACAAGTTTAGAAATGCAGAAGAAGCACTAGAGATTAGTGTTGGCAAGCAGTTAAGTCCTACACTTAGAGTGCTGGTTGATACAATTACAGGTATACTATTAGCAGTTAATAAGGCTCCAGAATCTTTTCTTGCAGCTGGTAGTGTGTTTATAACTCTAGCAGCAGTAGTTACAACATTAACTGTAGCTTTTACTGCTTTAAAATTAGCTATGGCAAGTGCTGTTATTGCACCTGTTATTGCAGCTTTAGCTGCTATAGCACTTCCAGCAACTATTGCTGTTGGAGCTGTAGCTGCACTGACAGCTGGTCTTATAGCATTAAATAATGCCGGTATTGACAAAGCTGTTGATCAGTTTGGTAGTATTGCCGAAGAAATGGGTGCAACTGGAACAGAGGTTGAGAAGGTATCTATTAGACTTAGTAATCTGAGTTCTGAGTTACTTAAGATGGGACAGTTAGGTGTTAGTAGTACTAAACTTTTCAGAGAAGAAGTAAAAAGATTAGCTGAGGTGTATGGACTAACTGAGAAACAAGTTATTGACTTAGCTATGGCTAACAAGGAACTCATAAAAACGTCAGGTGATTTAGTAATAGAGATACTATTGCAGGTAGAAGCTGAGGAAAAATTAGCTAAGGCAGAAAGAGATAGATGGTTACAGGCTTATGCCTTAACTGAATTTGAGAAGGAGAGTAGAAATCGGTCTACAGCATACTACCAACGTAGATTAGCTCAGATTAAGGCAGAAGGTGAAGCAACTGAGGGATTGGAGACAGCCTTTAAAAGATCCGTAGAGCTACAGAAGTTATTTGGTGATGAGTTTGATCAGAGTGCTTACCTAGTGGACATATACAATAAGTCTCTAAAAACGTTAGTAAATCAGGGTGTTAAATCACAAGATAAGGGTATGCTGGATCAGATAGAGCTGTTCGATACTTTGCAAGAGAAGTACAACATTGTAATTGACCTAAGTAAAGAAGACCTAACTGACAAAGAAAAGATCATTGCAGCACAATCCAGATTAGCTTCTAGGCTAAAAGAAAATGTACAGTTAGAGATATTTGCTAAGGAGAAGGGTGAAGTTTATAACAAAACACTAGAGGATAGACAAGCTTTAATAGATACTATCAATGGGCTGCTTGGTGAAGAGTTTGAGTATGAAGGTGCAGATATACAGCAGATTCTTGATAAATATCCAGAGATAGCCTTATTGATGGAAGAAAAGTTAACTTTGACACAGGAGTATCAAGATAAGCTATTAGAACTAACTGAGACAGAACTTGAGAAAATAGATAGAGAAGAGGCAGCAGCAATTATAAAAGCTGGCACTGATGCAGAAGCGATTATTGCTATTAAAGCGTACAACAAGGAACTTAGAGCAAATCTTGACTTAGACCAAGCACAGATAGACCTAGCTGGTGAATATGAAGAAAAACTAAAAGCACTAGACTATGATGCAGGGGACAGAGTCAATGCAGAAAGGAAAAATGCAACAGATAGTCTAAAACTCCAACGTGATAGAGGTAAAATAACAGATGAGGTTTATAAGGAAACACTTATTGCTATAGACGCATACTATGATGAGCTTGAAAAAAGAGAAGCTGGTTGGTTCGTTAAGTCAACAGATATGCTTGACACTTATGGCAATTTAGCAATAGATGTAGTAGACAGTGTACTAGATTACCAGAGAGCAGCAGCTGATGAAGAGATTAGAATACTAGAGAAAAAAGCTCTTAAAGCACAAGGTATACGCGATGATGAACTTGCAGCTAATTTAGCAGATATTGATAAAGAGTTACAAGCTGCCCTAGTTGCAGCTGGTGTTCAGGAAAAGACTGAACGTGAGCAATTAGAGGCTAGTCTTGAAGCAGCTAGGGTCGCTAATGACTACTTAAAGGAACAAGATTTAATAACTGCAATTGCACGTTATGATATATCACAAGACTACCTAGACAGAAAGGAAGCTGCACAGGACGCATATGACACTGCCACATCTAATGCAGCTGACGAACTAGCTGACAAGATTAGTGATATTAACTATGATCAGGCCAAGAATGAGTGGGAACTAGGTAGACTAAGTATACTACTTAACGGTGCAGTCGCAACAATGAAGGCTTGGTCAGCCGGACCTTATGGTTGGGCTATTGCAGCTGGTATGGCTGGAGTAACAGCTTTTCAGTATGCAGCAGCAACTAAAGCTGAGCCTGTAAGAGAGCAGTTTGCAGATGGTGGTATAGTTCCCGGATCTTCTTACAAAGGTGATAGTACAGATGTATCTGCTAATGCAGGAGAACTGATACTTAACAGAGCACAACAGGATACAGTGTATGATCAAATGACACAGGATGATCAGCCTATATATATTACTATACAAACTGTGCTAGATGGAAGAGTTGTAGCTACTAACTCAGCAAAATACTATAGAAATGGACAGGTGAAGATATGAGAATATTAACTAACAATATTATAGAGAGTCATGATGGCATAGGTATGACTAATAGTGATATTAACTACCCTGTAGAAAATATTTATGACAATGCTTTAGAAGCTATATGTAAAGCATCTACAGGTAGTTCAGTGATTACTATAGCTTTTGCATCTGATCAGATAGTGGACAGCCTGTTCTTTGGTTTTCACAACCTAAGCAGTACTGTATTTGTATTTAAGAATAGTGTAGGCACTGTTCTGGACACTGTGACATTCTCTAGCCCAGCTAGCAATGCCAAAGAGTACATTGATGAGCTTACTACTGTAAGGTCTATAGAGATAACCTTAACATCCTCAGAAGTACTTGCTTTTATTGGCGGTGTATCATGTGGCAAGTATGCAGAAGTGTATAATGTAAGACTTCCTATTGAAGTAGAGTATGTGGACTCGTCTGCCTACACACAAACAAGTGGTGGGCAGTTCCTTTACAGAACAGGATTTATTCTGCAAGCCTTTACAGTAGAGAGTATGAAGATAGATGATGACCAAGTTGATGAGTTTATAGCTGCATTTAGCTATGTACATAAGGGTAAGACATTTTGGATGGATAGAACAGAAGATACAGAAGATCAAATGTTCTGTGCTTTTGTATCTAACTATTTAACAACAAGAATAAATGAACTAACACTATTAAGATTTTCAGTTAAGGAGGCCAAATAATGGCCATAAATGAAGTAGTATTTCCAACAGTACCAAATCCATTGGCAGGAGATTGGTCAAAGATTGTATCTCTTGTATCTAAGAGTTTTCAGAATGTTAATGATCCATTACAGGTAGTGGGAACAAACATACCACAGGGTGCAACCTTTCAAGTTGGTGGTATTGTATTTTATGCTGATTCTGACACTGCTATAACAGGTACAGAAAGTGACTATGTTAAATTAACAGTGAGTGGAACTACTCTTGTTCCTTCTTTTGTTACTACACTAACAGGTGTTAATTGGAATAAAGTTTGGAATGGTTACTATGATACTTCGGATAATCTGTATTTGTTTAGTGAAATAAAGATTAGCTCTGTGAACACAAAGTATGGTGAGTTGGCTAGCTTACTGATGCCCATAGGCTTTACATATACACAGTACCCTACAAAGTTAAGTCCAGCTGACCTTGGACTTCCCGGAGTGTGGACTAACATAAGCTCATCATTTGCAGGTGACTTCTTTAGAGCAGAGGGCGGAAATGCAGCTGCTTTTGAAAGTGGAGAACAAGCTTTTTCAACAGACTTAAAAGCACATACACATAATACTGTCATTGGAGCACATGCACACAATTTTAATGAATTCTCTTATGGTACCTCCGGTCCATCTATTTATAGGTCCGGAGGAGTTGGAGTTGCTACCAGTGGATTTGTCTTATCTACAGATTTAGGAACAAAAACATCTGGAAATCCATCAACAGGTGGGGATGCAGAAACAAGACCAGTAAATATGTCAATAAGGATCTGGGAAAGGACTGCTTAGAATGTACGTTGTAACAGAAATAACAAGACTAAAAGCAATCTCTAACTACTATGCTCCAACAGGACACCCATTTGTTGTCTCATTTAAGTTTTACTATGGTGCTGCAAATGAAGAGATAGCTGATTTCTGGACTACTGACTTAGGTGTAACTGAACCTCTTACTTTAAGAACTTATGTTACAGGTGTTGTTTATGCTAATGCTTTCAACTACTCTAACAAAGAATCTCTAGCTGACTGTCTAGTAGACTCACAAAGTTACTTCTGGGATAATGCAGAGCAAGTACTATACATACATTATGCTCAATTACATCATATAGACTACACTGATCCTAACTTTGATATAGGTATTGCTGTAGGACTTACAGATGATAAAATTAGATACTTTGAGAATAGGCCTTACTATCCATATCTAATAAGTTTTCCCCAAATAGCAACTTTTGTGGATAAGTTCAATTATGGACAAATGGCATTTATTGTAGATACTTTGATACTTGATAATAATACAGGCTTCTTTAATCAGTTTAAGGACGTTCCTCTATATGGTAACAAGGTAACTATTAAGACTGGTAATGAAGGTGATGAGTACTCAGACTTAGTTGAAAGAGCTAATTATTTTGTTGATGATTATAACTTTTCAGCGTCTGAGTTTACTGTTGACATACAGGATATAAGAAAGACTCTTACAGCACAAGTACCTAATAAGATACTTAATGTGACTGACTATCCCTATCTTGATGACACAGCAGTAGGTAAGACTATACCCTTTGCTTACACACCAGTTGATGAGTTTACACATGATGTTCCCGGATTACTTGTTAATGGTTTAGCCTTGGATGGTACGACTAAACCAGACTTCCTATTCTTAGAGGTATTATCCTACTCAGTAGCTTCGGATATTGAAGTATGGATAAAGAACTCTGATGATGTATGGATTCTGCAAACAACAGGTGTATCTGTTAATTCATCAACAGGTATTGTCACTGTTAATGGTGCTGAGACTGTAAGTGGTGGTACTTATAGTGCATTTCCTGTTAAAGCGAATGTTAAAGGTGTAGAGAATACTTATGCTAGTGATATAGTAGTTGACTTAAATGAAAGGTTTCTTGGCTATAACTTTGATGCTTCGGGATATGATCTAGTCACTTGGGCACTTGAAGAAGTTTACTTAAGTCCTATCTCTTTATACATGGATAGTACACAGGACGTGTTTGAGTGGATAAGACAGATACAATCCTTATCTACTGTTGGGTTCAGATACACTAATACAGCAGATAATAAAAGAGTCATTAAGGTAGATAACCCTAACAGAGACTTATCATTTTCTGTGCCATCTATCCGAATAAAAAACATAGAGGATGTTGTTGCAGAATCTAATAAGGAAGATGTTTACAACAAAGTTTATATAGGTTATAATAGATCAGTGCTTAATGATACAGCACCAAGAGTGGAGAACATTGACTACTTTGATGAATCATTTGCTGAGTATAAAATTGAGAAGGTGTACAATAAGATAAGTGGTCTATATACTTTAGCATTAGCCACACAGAGAGCTTTAATTCAAGCTGATGACTATTACAGAATACACAAGGTGTTTGATGTAGTATTGCTAGGTGCACAGTACTTGGACATTAATATTTATGATGTAATAGAGCTTGATCTGTCATTACAGACTTTAGTTGTTACACATAGAGATACTTATATAGATACTATTGGTGCTACTGATGAACTAATTGAACTTGTTACTACAGCTCAGATATTTCAAGAAGTACTCAACGGAGTATTATCAGAATTAGTTGGTGATGAATATTTTGGTACAGTAAGAGGTCAAGTGATAAGCACACAGCCTGACTATACACTACAGACTAATCATATAAGATTAAGAGAAAAAGCATATAGTGATGTTTTTGCATCTATATACCCATAGGAGATTATAAATGGCTAATAAGGATATAGTGTTACTAGCACTACAAGAGGCACATTCAACTTTAACAACTAACAACTCTATACTTGGTGATGGACAAAGGGTAATTGCCACAGGTATAACTGGTGCAGTAAGAAATCCAACCAAGATTGGTGATGGGTCAACAGGTTATAACTCTTTACCTTTTGATGATATTCTAAGGATAGAGACAGATGCTAATTACGATCTTACTCAAACATTTCTTGCTGTCAATAGTAATGAAGTAGAAGTTAAGAACATACATGCAAGTGCTATAATCACAATTCTTGATGGAGCAACTAATGTTGACTTAGACGCTCAAGAAACTGCTAAGTTTAGAAGAAGGCTTACTGTTTGGGAGTTGTATAAGAATAACTTAGCCAGTGATGTTGATGCTAATATTGTGCATAGAAATACTAACATAACAAGTTCTGTTTCTGCACATGGTATACAGCAAGGATCAGGTAATGGTTTTGATGCAGATAAGCTTGATGGATTAGAGGCAACAGACTTTTTGTTAGTAGGAGCCAAAGCAGCTGACTCGGAACTTTTAGATGGATTAGAGGCAACAGACTTTTTGTTAGTAGGAGCCAAAGCAGCTGACTCGGAACTTTTAGATGGATTAGACTCTCTTGATATTTTAGCAGATACAACAGTATACACTATCACTACAGCAAGTGATGAAGTACATGCACTACCTGATTCTAATTCAACAGAGAATCAGCAGGTTATAAAAAGACGTGGCGATGGTGCAGGACTCGTTACATTCACTACTGTTTCTAGCCAGACTATAGATATAGAAGCAGCAAGCTTACTTGAACTATCTGGAGAATCAGCAATTATCCTTATACCTAAAGGTGGTGATTGGGAGTCAGTTAAGACAGGTGGAGCATCTGGAACAGTAGTTGGTATAGCTGGAGAAACTATTTCAGCTGGTGAATTAGTATTTTTCTTTACAGATGGAAAAGTAATGCTGGGTGATAACAGAGAACTTGGTAAGTCTATACTATCAGGATTTGCAACTAACGATGCAGTACTTGATGGTGCAGTTACCATACAGTCTAGTGGTTCACTTGATGAGTTTACCGGATTAACTATTGGAACTCAATACTTCTTAGGTAACACAGCAGAGTTAATAGTTAAGGGATCTATCACTACATCTGAGTATATTGTTTCAGTAGGTGTTGCTATATCAGCTACTGAATTAGACATAAGTATTGGTCTACCAGAACCTACAGTAAATCAAGGTTCTCAATTAGCAATAGGTGATTTTCTACAGGCAGCTACATCGGGAGATAGATCGGCAGAAGGCTTAAAACAAATAGCCTTTGACAATGCAATTAGTACAGCTAATTATCCTATATTATGGGAAAAGATAGGACATAAGTATAATGCTGAGCACTTTGCAGCAGGAGATACTGATCTTTCATCGCAGGCACTATTATTTTATCCTACTCCAATTCCGGGAGCTTATAACAGATCTGGTATTCCTGATATATCAGTTAGTGGTACTACTGCAACTTTACCTACAGGGTTTAGAAATGGAACTTTATTTCTGGTTAAATCTGGAACTGATCAGGCTGTTGGAACAGAACTTTTTGTAAGAAGAACAGGAGCATCAACGGTTACATATCACTCCTCAGAAGCAGGAGCAATTGCAAATACCGGAG